CATCGAGCGCATCCGCGAGAAGAAACCGCAATACATCAGTTCCGTCCTGACCACGTTCGACAAGCTGCTCAAATCGCTCGGGGAGTTCGCCAATCGCAAGACGATTGCCGTGCTGTCCGATGTCCTCATCAGCAACCCCGAAAAGGCGGCGGACTTGGTTGAGCAAGCTGCCGCCCGTCAGGTCAAAGCGCCGCCGCTTCCCGAATCGCGCGGCAAGACGATCCGCCGCGCTGTCGTCTCGGGCGCGATTTCCTCTCAGAATGACAGGTCGTCCAAATGACCAAACTCAACGCTACCAGCACTACGCGCCTCCGGGGCGTCGATCCTGCGCTTGTGGCCGTCGTTAAGGCGGCACGGGAGATTTCCGAGATTCCCTTCGAGGTCACGGAAGGCTTGCGCACGCGCGAGCGTCAGGCGTATCTCGTAAAGACCGGCAAGTCCAAGACGATGAACTCGTATCATCTGCGCGGAAAAGCCGTCGATCTTGTCGCCATGCCGGGCGGGACAGTCTCATGGAACCTCGCGGACTATCGCAAGCTGAACACCGCCATGCAGAAGGCCGCCAAGAAGATGGGTGTCACGGTCACATGGGGCGGGACGTGGAAGACCATCGTGGACGGCCCCCATTGGCAGTTGGAAGCGTAGATGGACACGCTGGTCACAATCCTGCTTGTGCCAGTGTGCCTGCTGCTGATCGTCCTTCACTATCTCGGGACACGGAAATGAGAGCCATGCTTGCTACGCTCATGTATTCTCTCGCATTATTTGGTATCATGTCGATGCTGACCGGCTGCGAGGCGGCGCGCGCCGTTTACCACGCCTGCAAGGACGGCAACTGCCGATAGGGGGGCTAAAATGCTTGAATATCTCCGCGCCAACTGGAAGACAACCTCTTGGGCGTTTGTGCTGCCGTTGCTCTACGCTGGCAAGCACTACGGCGTCGTGCCCGATTCGGTCGATCTGCCGCCGCTGTCGAGCACTTGGCCTTTCATTCTGGCCATCTTCGGCGTCGGCGTCGCGGCCAAGGACTTCAACGTCACTGGCGGCGACAAGGAACAATGACGTTCGTTCTCGCCATTGGCGTCATATTCTTCATCCTGGCGGTTCTCCTGTTCACGTTCCTGATTGCGCTTAGCCGCGAGGAAGGGTCCATGCGGGAGAGATTGCAGAGGATGGAGAGGGACGCAGAGACGCTGCGCAGGCAGTCCGAAATCATCGCAAGCAGGAAGACGAAAGATGAGGTTTCGGACGACCTTGACGCTGGCCGTTTTTAGCCTCTCGGCTTGTCAAAGCACTGGCGGCGGCTGCCCGCCGCTGGTTCAGTATGACGCCGCGTTCCAGAAGGCTGCCGCAAAGGAACTCCGCGCGCTGCCGAAGGATAGCAACGTGGCCCAGCTTGTCGTGGACTACAAGAAGTTCCGCGACGCTTGCCGGGTGTCGCCATGATTTCCGAAGAAGCGACGAAGCTCCTGGAGGCTGTCCACGACTACGCCTCAACTCTCACGGCCCCCGGCGCTGTGGCGCTCGGGTGGTTCTTTGGCCGGCGCAAGGCGAACGCCGAGGCGGGCAAATTGGAAACAGAGGGCGAGGCGACCAAACTGGACGCCATAACGCGGCACATGGAAAAGCTGATAGACGGCTACGAGAAGCGAATTGACGATCTGACAGCGGAGGTTGTGAGCCTGCGCGCGGAGATAGTCGCGCTGCGCCGCGCTCTGGACAAAATTTAGGCCGCAGCCCTTCCCCGGCTGCGGCCCTGCGTAATTCTCGGCCGAGATGACTGACAGTCACAAACGACTAAGACAGCCATCGTATGCCCGCGTTACGCGGAGGTCAACAAGAGTCCTACGGCGAGGCCGATCAGCAAGCCCGCCATAAGATAGATGATGGCTACTTTCCCCTCGTCGGTCATGGTCAGAACTGACGCTCGATGCACTTGCGCACGTCGGTCTTGAAGTTCTTCAGCCCGCGCCGGTCATCGCTAGACCCGGCCAATCCTATGGAGAACTCCCGCCCGTTAGCCGCTCGGCATTTAGCGACCTTGTGCTTGCCGCTAGTGCGGAGTCCTAGAATCTCCACGTTCAACTGCCGTAACGCTTCAACGCGCTCTTTTTCTTCACGCGTCATTTTTTGTCCCCTTCAGCACCGCGTCAATGGATAATTTCTCATCAGTCATTTCTGCCCCCACCAGCCAAAGAGTTCCATGAATATCTGGATCAATAGTGCTGTCCCGAAACCAATAAAGGCTCGAACGTCCATCACAGCTTCTCCTCGCAGAATATCCCGCAGTCCATTTCCATCTGTGCCAGCGGACGACCTTTCGCGTCAGACGGCAACTCATCCAAAAAGATGCGCTCCCCGTTGTGCCTGACGAGCTTCGCGCCAATAGCCCTCGATTGCCGAGCGCGGCTTCCGAATACGACCGGATGCGTCTTGCGGACGAGGTTCCAGTATGTCGGGCTTGTCGCCTTTACGCAGCCGATGCAGTTGGCGTTCGGGTATCCCAACCCGTAAACGCGCGGCGGCTTAATCCCAGCACGCAGAATCACGTCCACACAATCCTGCTTTGTCAACTTCGCGTTGATCAGCACCGGGATAACGTTAGATCGTTCCGTCAGCACAAACCTATCATGCCGAGATTTTTCATCGAGCGTGAAGCCGAGAACATGCCAGTCTACGGGGTTCAACATCTCCCACTCTTGCCGTGCCCGCTTCTTCAATTCGATGGTGCATGGCGCTCCGGTTGGACCAGACATGAACTTTCGTTTTGACCAGACCTCAACCGCAGACGCCGCTGGATAGTTGGAATTAACCGCCGTCTCAATGTTGACGCCGAGCCAATGCTCAACATCACATAGGAAGCGGTAGTTATCCTCGTCTTCTTCAAGCACAGGGTTATTGACAACCCGCACAATGGTGTCTGGGAACCGCTCTAACGTCAGTTTCGCAGCAACTGCACTGGCTGCGCCGCAGGAGAACCAGACGGCGATTTTCTCACTCATCTCTGTCTCCCTGTTTCAGCACCATGTCGATGGTGTCAATGGCTTCAAGCGCATACAGCACTGGAACGATGTCATACTGATAGCTGCTCTGCATACTCGGCGGCGACCCGTGCCGGTAATCTAGTTCATTCTTCAGCCCATCGGCACATTCGGCCAGCGCCTCTCGCGCCGCCCGCAGCGCCTCGATGGCGGCGTCCAGTTCTTCTCGCAGCTTCTCTATTTCGCCGCACAGGATGGCTATTGTCTCATCACTCATTCCCGTCTCCCTGTTTCAGCACCGCGTCGGTGGCGGGTAACGCAAATATTTTCTGCCAGTTTGTCCATGCCGCAGACACGGCACCGGTTCCGGGGAACAGGTCAATAAGATCATCATCGGGGCGAGCGCCGACCATTTCAAACGCCCAGTGGCAAACCTTCTCAGGTTTGGCTCCCGTAAGACCGCGCTTAAGAGTGATGGGGCATTCAATCCAGTCGCGCATAACAATTCGCTTGGAAACGACTGGCTTTCGTGCGGGCTTTACAATTACCGGCTCCCACGCATACGCGACGCTGACATTGCGTTTGAAGGCCGCAAACCCTTTCACCCACGACATCCATCTTGCCCCTGTTTTCTCGACAAGCGGGGCGAGCGTTGCGATTGACGCGGGAGTCGCTGCCGCATGTAAGACCCAGCCGTCAAACTCGCTTTCAAGACGATCCAAAAGCGCCGCGTGGTCCACTTCGCCACCGTAGTCGGGGTGGTCCTTATACAAATGCGCGCAATTTATATACGGCGGGTCTGCATATCCAATCTGTGCCATCAGAAATATTCTCCCTGCTTCAGCACCGCGTCGATGGCGGCGCGGTCTTTGTCAGATATGAAGCCGCCGTTGTTCAGCGCCTCGCGCGCCACCCGCAGCGCCTCGCGCGCCTCATCAAGCAGCGCGCTGAGACGTTGAAGCCGCCTGCCGGTCATTACGTCGATGTAATACTCCTGCAGCCGCTTCACTTCTGCTTCTGCTCTTTCCGCGCGGGCGATGGCGGCGGCGGCGCGGGCTGCTTCATGCTTCAGTTCTTCGCTATCCGCCCACACCGCCACCCTGCATTTTCCGACCCACTCATCGCGCTCCTTGCGCAGCTTTTCGATTTCGTCGGCGGCTTCGCGCATAATGTCGCTGTCGCTCCCCCCATGCTATGCTTTCACCGAGTTGAATTATGTCTGCCTTTACGCGCAGCCGCTCCACAATGTCTTCACTCACTCCCCGTCTCCTTCTGCCCGACAACTTGCAAGAACCTCTCCATCTGCGCCTCCCGCGCAGCAGCCCACGCAGCATCCCGCGCAGCCGCATCCGTAGCATCCTCCGCAGCAGCACATGTAGTAGCAGCCCACGCAGCAGCCCGCACAGCAGCCCATGCAGCATCCTCCGCAGCAGCCCATGCAGCAGCCAACGCAGCAGCCAACGCAGCATCCCATGAAGCAGCCCGCTCGGCATCCCATGAAGCAGCCAACGCAGCATCCCATGAAGCAGCCCGCTCGGCATCAGACGCCATCCCGTGCGCGTCACACTCCGCGATTTGCACAGCGGCGACAGCACGCCAGTCGTCGGTGTATCGCAGCGTCTCCCGAGCACACCACACAGCGAACAGCCGCCACTCTTTCGCGTATTGAGGCTCGGCGCGGCACGCCCACAGAGCGTCTTGCAGCCCATTGATTTCGACAATCCTCGCATAGGGGAGCGGCTCGTCGTCCGGTGCTGTTTTGCCGAGACCGGCGAGCAGTTTGCGCCACCCAACCTCGCGTGGACTGTGTGGGCGTATGCGGTTAAGTGTTGTGCAGATCATTCCCCGTCTCCCTGTTTCAGTGCGCGGATGCGTTGTTCGACGCGAGAGCGCGCAGCCCGCATATCACTTTCGCCGTCTTCCCTGCATGAGTTTACGGCTGCCACTCCTGCTTTTGCGCATTCCTCGGCAACAACGTCGATGGCGGCTCTGGCAGCGTCAATGAAAAATCGCTTGTTGCATTCAGCGTTACACCGCGCTTCGCACGGACGGCTTTCACAGCAGATCGCCTGCGCGACAGTCTCGATCAATTCGTCATTTGTCATTTAACGTCTCCCTGTTTCAGCGCGCGAATGGCTGCGGCTTGCGACAGAAGCACATTAGCCATCGTGTATGTGCAGACCCGCGAGTTGTTTTCTGGTATCTTCGCGCATTCCTCGACCACAACGTCGATGGCGGCGCGGGCGTTTGCCTCCCAATTGACCCACTCCGCATTTACGTATCCTTCGTCCCCGATAATATCTGATCGGCAAAGCGCCCGCGCGACAGCCTCGACCAATTCATCGTGAGTCATTTGCAATCCTCCCTTGGGGTGTTCTCAAAATTGCAGGACACGATCCGGTCACCCTCGACCACAAGCTCGATCACGCCGATGCGCTTCGATGTGCAATACTCATCGGCCAGAGCGCGTGAGGTCCACAAAGAGTGCCCGTCGCTACAGACATTGATCCAGCGGTGCACTTGTTCGGGGACGTTGATGGCGTCGACTGCCGATGTTCTTCCAATGCAAGAACCGCCATTTGTGCGGTAAGACACCACAGTATCCCTACTTTCATGTGCAACCAAGGCAATCACAGGATATTCGCCGTTATTAGCGTCCGTGCAAAGCACTCGCACTTTGCGCCCGTCGCGGGTCTGCACGGGCTTTGTCCAGTCGATCATTCCCTGTTTCACAGTGGCACTCCATGCTGGCGCAAGACCTCACCGCAGCGCGGCGTGAATGCGCGGTGGCCGTCGGTTACAAGCCGCACGCGGCGGAACGCCCTGCCCAGCTTCATCGCCAGCGCCTTCTTGCGCACGGTCTCAGGCGTGCGGCCGATGGCGGTCGCAATCTCCTGAATCGTGTGCTTGCCCCACATCTCGCGTATCGCACCCTCCGGGTCCGCAACCTTGTCGCGGTGCTCGGCGCGCAGCGCCGTCCAGACGCTCGATTGCGTAAGCCCGAACATCCTGCCCATCTCCGGCAAGGACATCTTCGTCTCTTCTCTAATGCGCCGCAGCGCCGCGTCGCGCGCTACCGTGCGGCGGTGGTTGCGGTTGGAGCGAAGCAAATCCGCAGGCTCCAGCCCAGCGTCTTTGGCAACCTCCGCAACGATGTCATAGGCTCTTAAGCTCATGCCGTCTCCTTTAGGTGAAACGCGGTCACGCCCGCTTCCTGGAACATCTCTTTCGCCGCCTCAAATTCCTCTGCCGGCATACTCGTCGCGCCATCGCCGTAGACGACGTGCTTGACGCCGCTCTGGATGATGAGCTTCGCGCAGTTGGCGCACGGCATGTGCGTCACATAGAGAGCGCAGCCCTCCGCGCTCATGCCGTTGCGCAGCGCGGTCGCCAAGGCGTTCGTCTCGGCGTGCGCCGCAAAGAGATATTTGCGCGGGCGAATGAATCTGTCCGCCGTGTCCTTGACGCCTCGCGGCGGGCCGTTGAAGCCCGCGCACAAGACCGTCCTGTCGCGCACAAGGACCGCGCCGACCTTGGTTCCGTCCTTGCTCTTGGTGGCTGCGTGCTTTGCAAACCCCATGAGATATTCGCTCCAGGTCATTGGCGAACTCCCTATTCGGCTTCGCGTGCGGCGAGCGTTGCGTAGCCCGAGATGTCTACCCAATGATCCGCGAAGTAGGGGTCGCCAGCCGCGATCCGTCCGATCTTGTGGAGGATCATGTCGATCGACTCCATCTGCGACGCGGACATGCGCCCCTCGCGCCAGTTGGCGCTGCTACGCACCACCGCTTTGAGGTTCTGCGAGATGCTGGCGTTCTCGGCAAAGTCGCCATGCGTCGTGCCGCGCTCGTTAAGAATCTGCTGAATGTTCAAGTTCTTCCCTCTCCCGTTGTGCGCGCAGGGCGCTGTATCTCTGGTGCAGGCGCACCAGAAAGGTCTTACGGCGCTGGTTGCGCTGCTCGTCTTCGAGCATTTCCAGCACCTGGTCTTCTGTCAGGGTCATTATGACCTCATGCAGTTCTCGATAGTTCATCCAACGCGATCTCCGCTAATGATCTTTTATCTTTTAATGCGCGCAGGATTTGCTCGTCAATAGTTTTATTACAGACGATGTTGTAGACCCACACGTCGCGCGTCTGACCGGAGCGGTGCAGCCGGCCAATGGTCTGCTCGTAGAGCTCCAGCGACCACGGCAGCGACAGGAAAATCATGTGGCAGCCGCCCATTTGCAAATTGAGCCCGTGGCCCGCGCTCTTGGGGTGGAGCAGCATCATCTCGATCTTGCCGGCGTTCCACGCCTCGACATCCACCGCCCGCGCTTTCGGATGCCGGCGCTGGAGTTCCGCCAGTTCCTCCTTGTAGTTGTAGACGATGATGGTGTTGGCGTGCTGGTTCTCCGAGAGAATGTCGTCCAGCACTTCATACTTATGATGCGACAGCCATTCCGCGCCCGAGGGACCGTAGATGAAACCCCCGGCAAGTTGTTGCAGTTTGGCCGTCACCGCCGCCGCCGTCGGCGCGGTAATCGTCTCGCCAAGTTCCAGAACGAATATCTTCTTCATGGTCTCATACGGCGTAAGGTCCATGTCGCAACGCATTTCGACCGTGTGAAGCTCCGGCAGCTTGTCCTTATATTCGCCCGGCTCCAGAACGAACGTCGCGGGGCGAATCGTTTCCATGACGCGCGGCAGCGCGCCCGGCAGCGGCTCCCAAACGCCAAACTCTCGATGGACGCAGTAGAAGTATTGCTGCATGAACGCGCCCTTGGAACGGCCCAAGAGGCGCTGGTCGATCACCTTGCATTGCCCGAACACGTCTTCCAGGCCGTTCGACGTGAACGACCCGGTAAGACCCCATCGGACCTTTATGCCGTCCAGCATCTTGAGCAGATGCTTGAACCGTTTGCCGGACGGGTTCTTGAGCCGCGTCAGTTCGTCAAAGACAATGCCGTCGAAGTCGCCTTCGATGGAATGAATGTTGTCGTAGTTGGTGACGACAACATCCGTCTCAGCCATGAAAGCCGCGCGGCGCTGCACGGGCGTCCCGACGGCAACCGACAGCGATAGCGCCGGAGCCCACTTTGGCTGTTCGACCGGCCAGACGGTCGCCGCCACGCGCTTGGGCGCGAGTACCAGCCAGCGCCGCACCAGCCCTCGTTGCGTCATGTCCTGCATGGCGGTGAGCGTAATCGCGGTCTTGCCCGCCCCGACAGGGGCGAGGATCATCGCGCGATCATGTTCAAACAGGAAGTCGGCGGCTAGTTCTTGGTAAGGTCGCAAGCCCATCGGTCTATGGCTTCCTTGGAGTTGAGGCACGCATATTTCTGGTTGAGCCGCGCCATGTCTTGCGCGAACACCTTCTGAAGCGCCGACAGTCGCCCCGTCTCGGTCTTCAGTTCGATGAACCAAGTGCTGCCGTCCGGCAGGCACACGATTCGGTCACTGACGCCCCGGTTCGATAACGACGTGAATTTGAAGGCCATACCGCCGAGAGCTTCGACGGTCTTGACCAAATATCGTTCGTAGTCTTTTTCCATGCGGGCACTCTTGCTCAACATTCATTGATGTGTCAATATGCGAATCACAAGAAAGGTAGAGTCCATGAACCACTCAACGATTGTCGGCGGTTCGTCCGCCAAACGGCTCATCGCCTGTCCGGGCAGCCGCCGCCTCATTGATACGGTGCCGCCCAAACCCTCATCGTCCTACGCCGAAGACGGGACGATGCTGCATGATGTCATGCACCGCGTTCTGTGCGGCGACGCGCTGGACGAGGCGGCGCTGTCTGACGCGCATCTTGAGAAAATCAAGTTTGCGCTGGCGTCGCTCAACGAGATTGACCCCGATAACCAGATGGAGT